AGATATCGATGAACGGAATTGAAATTATCCAACAGGAACGAGAGCGCCAGATTTCGAAAGAGGGCTGGACGCCTGAACACGATGACCAACACACGGCTGGGGAATTAGCGCAAGCTGCCTCGTGCTATGCGCTGGCGGCTGCATATGATGCTGAAGCGGCGCTCGACGGGGAGGTGCGGTGATGGCTGATCCCGAAGCATTGCGGGTTGTTTGTCACTGCTGCGGCGGCTACGTCATGTGGAAGCGTCTCAGCGACATCGAAATAACAGTCTTCCACGACTGCACGACCAAGCACGGTAATGGCGTAGAGGCCGCCCGGTTGTGCGCGGAGATAGCGCTTGAGGAAGCGAAACGGTGGGAAGACTCTAACCAATACGGGCGGGCGCAACGATCCAGTACCGCTATGGATATTTACATGAAAATCTTGCAGCGTTTTGACCTGAAACTGGAGGCCCCGAATGCCTAACCAACTGACCACCGCCGAGATGCGGGAGAGGGCAGAGGAGTTGCGAAAACTCATGCAGCAATACCGGGGAGATATTGATCGCTTTTCTTGCGTGCTCGACCTCGCCCTCGAAGCTCTCGCGCGCCGGGAGCGGGAGGAAGCGCCAAACACAGCACGGCTGAGAATGCAAGAGCGGATTCAGGTAATTCGGGAGAAACTGGAGCCAATTGCATCAAACTGGACCAACAACCCTCGTGGCATGGCCTACGATGCACTTGCTCTACTCAAAGAATTGGAACGCTCTATCCCTGAATGAGAGTGACAGAAGCCGAGTTTAAGCGGCTTCTGCAACGTCTCGATCAATCCGGCCACAAACGATTCACGCGCGAAGACGGCGAAGAAGCCTGCGCGTGCGGTCGCTTGTGGCCGTGTCCGTTTGCGGTTGAGACATTGACGAAAGCCGACCGCATCAAACGACCCACCAAGCGAAAGACAAAACAGCCAGGTCTGAGACTGTTGGAAGCCGACACGACAAAGCAGTGCGTTGACTTCCTTCGCTCGCATGGGTGGGAACTCATCCGGCTTCATGCCGGAACCGCCAAGCATATTCACGGCGATGCCTTCCTTTACCTGGGTCCGAAAGGACGCCCGGATTGGTGGGTGATGCGCCACGTCCAAGACACACCGGGATTACTTCACGGGTTCTACCTCGAAATGAAGCGCCCCGGTGAAGATGCTCGCTTCGAGCAGGAGCAGCGGATGTTGCTCATCCGCAAGCAAGGTTATCTGGCATTCGTAGCAGACGGTCTCAATCCGCTCAAGCGTTGGATGCAAGACAACGGACTATGACAATGGCAGACATTGCCAACAGAGAGGATTTTATGAATACTCCAGAAGGTAATATTACGATCACGGAAGCAAATTCTGTAGATCCGGCTGAACTTCAAGCCGAGATCAATCGACTTAACCGGTGTCTGGCAGCTTACGAGAAAGCCGAACATCGTGTGCTGAACGTCGAGATCAACGATACGAAGTTCCCGCCTGGATTAACGATCACGGCACCAAACATGGATGAAAAGCGGATCGCAGAATACTGCATCGAGTTCTACAATCTGTTCTTCGAGTGTGCAAAGGTTGTAGCCGCGTGCAACATGCCGATGCCGGATCTCGGCGAGGTCCTCAAGACCCTAAAGGAGCTTGAACAGACACAACAACAGAGCGATTCAGTTATGCCGTGGTGTCAAAAGTGCAAAAGCTATCACCACAAGAAAAACCCGAGTTGTTTTGATCGTCGCGCAACTGTTGCTGAGATCTTCCGTAAAGCGTGCATATACGCCGATCTTCCGCCCGGATGCTCGGCTGAGGTCATGCAGATGATCGCAAAGATGACGGGAATGGAGAGCACTGATGCCACGCCAGAAAACGCTTGATCTGTACGTCGTCTACGAGAACCCAAGCGACTTCCCTGGCTGCTTCGTGGTCCGCAAGTGGCGCGGAACCATGCCCGAATGCGAGCCGCTCGCTGTAGGCAGATCAATCGATGAGGCCCGCAAGTCAATTCCCAACGGTCTGCACCGTATAAACCGGCTTGAACAAGACGACCCGGTGATCCGGGAAGTCTGGCTGTAAAACAAACCCCAAATCCAACCGATAAGGAAATCAACACAATGAAGAACATCGAACTGGCGAAGAGCCAGATAGCCGCACGTGTGCTCGAAAGCATTCTGAAGATGCTTGACGAGCGCACCGTAACCGGATTGATCGAGAGCGCATGGCAACAACTGCGCGGACAGAAAGCGGAGCACGCGGATTGCACGCTCGATAAGGAGACGCTGCAACAGCTTCTCTGGCTCCACAATGAAGCGGGAGGATGGATCACGGAGGAAGCTAACGAGGGCGGGTTTCTCGTGAATACCGTCTTCGTTCCGACGTTCGAATGGGTGAAGAAGCACGGCCCCCTGCCACAACACAGTGGCGAGGTGAAGTGGCGGGAAGAGAACGGCGAATGGGAGTGGGATTGCGAAGCCGCTTTACGCAACGGTGAATGGCAAGCCGAGATCAGGGGTCAACATCCTTGGCTCGCTGTATTCGCTCAGGAAGCGGGCCGGTTCTTCACCGAGCACGGAGGGGCGAACTTCGTTCAGATCGATACGTTCGATGACACAACGAAGCTGGCGCTGACAGTCACCGTGCAGAAGCGTTTCGGAATGAATCCGGGTGAGAAGTTGCGCCGGATGATGACCGAGATCGTGGAGCCGCTCACACGAGCCTCATTCAACTTGCTGCAATTCCACAACGACCGAGAAACCAAGCTGTATGGAGTCTGCAACTTCTGCCAGAAAAAGACATACGCGCCAGCGTTCGTACATCCGTCAGAGCACCACCACCCGGATTGTCCATATGGAAAAGCTATAGAGTGGTGGGAAAGGGAAAATACCCATGCAAACCAAACTGCTCAGTCTGCTGATACTGCCACTGCTACTCCAAGCCGCTGACATCAACGCGGCCATCAAGCGCGGGCAGAACACGCCGGTCAAAGAACTCTGGAAGCAGATCCGAAAGAAGAACGGCTATCGGATCAACCGGGCCGGACTCGATCCCATCGAAAAGAAGGTCTTGTTCTTGTGGGATGAGGATCGAATCGCGTTGGAGGTTGCAGAGGCAAAGCGCCAGATGCGGCCGATTTCAGCCGGCGACGTGCGCCGGATTCCAACGGGGGTTGTGGACGTGCTCTTAGAAAGCAATTGCTACAACTCCCTATACGTGGGAAGCCTTGCGAAGTGGACGCCTGCCGGGGGTGTCCATCTCGTTCTCAACGTAAACGGCCAGACGATCCAACCGGGTACGATGCGAAACGGCGGCAACGACGCGGTGACAGTCCTACCGGTGCAACGCGGGATCGTCGCCAAGTCGGGAAATATGGTCACGTATGTTCCGCTGTACCGATCCGCGTTCTACGAGAGGGAATCTGATCGGGCGTGGTTCTCATTCCATCTGGCAGACAAGCCCCGGACATTGTCTGCCATTGTCATAGCAGGCGACGGGAAGAAGAAAGAGAAGACGATCACGCTCGCTACCTCAAAATCTCGCTAGGTTCGATTCTTGCGTGCGGACCGGACTCTTACCCCTACCGCGCCCGAGAAAACGCAACAGAGCGAACGCTAGCGCGGAAAAACCAACAAAAAAAGCCCGCCTCATCCCTGTACTTAGGGCGGGCGGGCTTGCTCAACATCCGATCTGTTTACTTTTTCTTCGTTTCTGGCTTTTTGGCCGGGTCCGGCTTCGGGTCTTCTTTCTGTTCGAGGGTGACCTGTTCGCCGACTACCCGAGGGACACAATTCTCGAACGGGATCTTCTCGGCTTCGCACGCTCGCTTTACGGCAGCCTGGGCTTCCTGGCGGGCCTGATTCAGATTCGCCTGAAGTGCTGCGGCCTGCGCCTCGATTGCTTCTGCCTTTGATGCTTTGGCAAGGATCTCCCAATTGAGAGCTTTATCCTTCACCGGCTTTGGTTCTGCAGCCACAAGTGCCGCAATGATCGTGAACACGAATAGGATTGAGAGTTTCATTAGTCTCCTGAAGTTATGGCGCACCGCAGACGTATCCCGTCACGATACCGCCGTGAAATGAAAGTGATTTGATGGCCTGTCCGCTACCACACGTAACGGTTCCGCTGTCCAATCCGGCGTATCCATCAACGTAGATGTAGCCCGACAAGCGGAGATCGCGCCATTGAACAGTTCCGGTTGGCTCACCAAGATCATAGGAAGCATTTGCAGCAGGCCCGAGACTTCCTTCTACCAACACTGTTCCGCTTGAATTTGTTGCGCTTCCGATAATTCGATCCGCCACGCGGAGCGTACTGATATAGGCGACGTTCCAGATCAGTGACGAGCTTCCTAGTGCATAGCTGACATTCGATCCGGGAACAATCGACCCGGCAGCGTTGATACCGCCGCCTTGGACTTCGAGCTTATACGCTCCACTTGGCGCGGAGCTTCCACCAACTACGACGATATCCGTGGTTGTCGTCGGATAGACGTACCCACCACCGTTACGAGTCCAACCGCCGCCGCAGCCTGTGCAAGTTCCAGAGACATCGATGTTTGTGAAATAGCCGGTTCGTGCTCGTGTTGCGCCGGTTCCGATATCGTAGGTAGCACCTGCTGAGTAGGTGATATGCCCGCTCAGCCGGACACCTCCAACTACTTCGAGCATGTCAGCCGGGGTACCGGACCCGCCGATCATGAGCTTGTCTGTCGTAGTAGTCGGATACAGATATCCGCCTGCATTCCGAGTCCAAACAGACGCCGCGCCACAGCCTGTACACGTTCCACCAACCGTCAGATTTCCGCTGATGGTCATGTTGTAACTGTGCGTGATGTCTCCAGCAGCAGACCAAGTTGTGCGATTCAGATTGTTGGTTCGAATAGTTAGGGAGTCATTACTTGATGACCCCATGTACGTTCCCGCTCCGTTGTAGGCGAATGCGAACCACTCCTTAGTGCCATCCTGCGAGCGCGTGAAGAATCCATAGCCATCTGGGGCTCCGGTACCTGCGATAACTGCTCCGGCGTAGGCGATACCCCCTACGGTAAGGTTGGATGAGAAATTTCCCAGCGTGGAGTAGATGTTGGCCATCCTGTTTGTCGAATCACCAACCGAGTAGGTATTATTTGCCGATGTGTAGATGTCTCCGTTCAGGCTTATCGGTCCTGTTGATACGGTTCCTCCGTATGAAACATAGAACTTGCTCACCCCGCTGGCATTGTTGACGGCAATGGCGTTTCCGCTGTTTGACCCGGCGCCTGGGTTGTTCAGAACAATTCGGCCGTAGGTTCCGTCGTTCGCCTCGAATCGTCTGGAATACACGATGTCCAACCGGCTCGACGTTGTGCCGAGTGTCTTGGTCTCGTTCGCGGAAGGAATTAGGTTTCCTCCGAAGGTAACGTTACCGGTGAGTGTGGAGGTGCCGGTAATGTTCAACGTGCCTGAACCATCGAAGTTAGTGGCCCAGACGTTGGCCCATCGTCTGGTGGAAACTCCGAGGCTATGCGTGTTGGTCACGAGCGGATATACCGCTCCGGTTGCCATTTCGTCGGTGGTAGTGACTGGAGAGATCAACGCTACCAGGCCACCGAAACCACCGCCAGCCGTACGGGTCCACATAGTGCCAGGGCAGCCGGTGCACGTCCCGCTCATATCAATGTCTGTTACCCAGAGTTTTGAATAGCGAAGGGAGGTTGTTCCTAGGGCGAAGTTGTTGTTAGTGAACGGCGCCATGTTGGCATACAGGGTGATCGTGCTCCCAGTGCCGGTGGCATAAGTGAGAGTATTGACGACCAGGCTGTTGGTCCAGATACCGGAGATCCGCTTCCCAGATCCGCCAATGTTGACCGCATCGTCTGTAGCCGGGCGCAGGCCTGCGTTCATCACCACTTGGTTATTGGCGTCCGAGATGTCATCCAGTGTTGAAGTGTAAGTGATCCCGCCAACCGTCAGGTTTGAGGAAATATTGCCGAGAGTGGAGTAAACGTTCGCTAGCCGATAGGTGGCGTCCCCCAAAGAATATGTGTTGTCCGCAGACGTGTAGATATTGCCGTTAAAACTAATCGGCCCCGTGCTCACCGTGCCACCGTAAGACACGTAGAACTTACTGACTCCACTTGCATTATTGACGGCGATCGCGTTTCCGCTGTTAGATCCAGCGCCCGGATTGTTCAGGACGATTCGGCTGTAGGTGCCGTCATAGGCCTCGAAGCGTCGCGAGTACACGATGTCGAACCGATTGCTGGTGCTGCCGATCGTCTTGGTTTCGTTCGCCGCGGCCAAGATATTTCCGCTGAATGTGGCGTTGCCGGTGAGAGCGGAAGTGCCCGTTACCGCCAAGTTCCCGCCTACGTTGAGGTTGCTGGCGAAGTCGCCAAAGTTGCCCCACACCGTGTTCCAGCGGCGACTAGATAGCCCCAGTTCCTTCGAATTCGCGACGGAAGGGTACACGTTGGCGGTGGACACGATTTCGTCGGCAGACGTGGCCTGTGAAACGATGTTCGTTGAACCCACGCCGCCGCCCACCGTGCGGGTCCAGTAGTTGGACGGGCAGCCCGTGCAGGTTCCGCTGAAATCAAGGTCCGTCACCCACAGCTTCGAGTACCGGAGCGAAGACGTGCCGAGTGCGAAGTTGTTGTTCGTGAACGGTGCCATATTGGCATACAGGGTTATCGTGCTGCCTGTGCCTGTGGCATAAGTCAAAGTATTGACCACCAGAGAATTGGTCCAGATCCCAGAGATTCGCTTAGCCGATGCGCCAATGTTTACCGCGTCGTCGGTGGCCGGCCTGAATCCTGCGTTAAGCACGACCTGATTAGAGGCATCCGAAACATCGTCCAACGTTGCGATGGATGCCGTACCCGCTACCGATGCGTTGCCTGCAATGGTGGCCTCGCCCTGCAAATACAAGTCCTTCCAGCGCTTCGCAGAAGTGCCGAGATCCCAGGTGTTGTGCGCGTAGGGGACCGTGTGATAGTTCAGCCGCGCTTCGTTGGCGGTAGTCCCGGTGGTCTCTTCTTTATTGACCAGTTCTAGGCGGTAGGTTCCCGAGTTATCACGAATCTTGAAGTTGTTCGTCGTGACGTTGGATGTTACCTGGATGTCCCACAGCGTAGAGCCTCCTGCATTGTCGACCACCTCAAACTTTCGCGTTTTCACATAGTTAGTGGTCCCGCTGGTTGGCGCGGCGTCGATATTAGTGGCGTAGAGCGTCGCAAACCGGTTCGTGCTCGATCCAATGTCCTTCGTGCCCGTGGTTGCCGACGACAGGATATGCCCGCCCACGGTCAAATCGCCGCCCAGCGTGAACGCGCCAGACGTGTCGAGGTCCGTAGTCCACACCTTCGACCAGCGCAAAGAAGTAGTACCCAGCGCGAAGTTATTGTTGGTGTACGGCGCCATGTTGGCGTACAGTGATATGGTCGAACCCGTTCCGGAAGCGTAGGTGAGTGTGTTAACAGTGAGAGAGTTAGTCCATATTCCGGCAATCCTGTTTCCCGATGATCCGAAGTTCAAGGAGTTGTCGGAAGCCGGCCGAAAGCCAGCGTTCAGGACGATCTGGTTGTTTGCATCCGAGATGTCATCCAGGGTAGAAGTCGCCACTGTGCCGGATATGGTCGCGCCACCCGCTCCAGTGATAGAGCCTTGCAAGTACAGGTCCTTCCATCGCTTGCCGGTCGTGCCGAGGTCCCAGGTGTTGTGCGTCAGAGGTACTGTGTGATAGTTCAGGCGGGCTTCGTTCACGGTCGTACCTGTCACCTCTTCACGGTTAGCCAGTTCGAGCCGATAGGTTCCCGCGTTGTCCCTGATCTTGAAATTGTTAACGATGCCGGTCGAAGTAACCTGGATGTCCCAGAGGTTCACGCCTCCGGTGTTATCAACAACCTCAAACTTGCGGGTTTTGATGTAGTTGGTCGTGCCACTGGTAGGGGCGGCGTCGATGTTGGTCACGAAAAGAGTTTGAAACCGATTCGCGCTGGTTCCGATGTCTTTGGTACCTGAAGCAGAAGTGAACAAGTGACCGGATAGAGTAGTGTCTCCGGTAACGTTCAAAGGGCCGCTCAGGGAGACCGTATCCCCGCTATTTACGAGGCTCACAGTGGTAGCAGTTCGGCTCCAATAACCCCCTGCAGTCCCCCACGAAAGCACGCCGCTCCCGTTGGTGGTGAGTGTCTGGCCGTTAGAACCGTCTCCGGTTGGAAGGGTCCACACGACGTTGGCCGCGATCGACGCCGGCGCCTTGAAGCCGACATAGTTGCCGCCGTTAGCAACCTTCTCTCGGAACTGCATCTCTCCCGTTGCGGAGTCCGTCGCGGTCGGGATAAGGACTAGCCTGCCGAATGACTGCCCGAAGCACGAAAGAGCGAAGGCAAACAGAATCAGGATTCGAATCATATTGGTAATCCGGTGAGTGGAACCGATTCCAACACCCACTTGCCATCGGGTTGGAGTCGGAAGGGTAAGGTGCTTTGCGTGTCCGGAGTTTGATCGATCTGGAACGCATTTGTTAGCAGATAGTCGGCGTGCCAAACGACATCTCGCGATGTGGTGGCGGCCGCGTTATCGCGAAGCAGAATGATCGTCAGGCGCTGCCCGGCAGTCAGCGTGCCACCCGTATAAACGGGAGTCCCGATCGTAGTGGAAGCGCGATCTAAAGTGATCTCCGCAACAATCCCGAGTGCCAGGTCTGGCGTTACCGTATTGGCTCCGTCGTATTCGTAATATCCATCTGCCGCGCCGGTTGAACCCTTGCCGTACAGATAGATCTCACGCACCGGGTTGTCAAACTTGATCGACTCCATACCGCCGCCATCCACTAATGCAAGCTCTACCAGGAGAACTTGCAGCAGATAGTTTCGAACCTCAATGTTCATTGAGAACGGAGCGTTGCGGACAGAGTTGTTGATCGGAGCGCTTTCGACTTCGTTCAAGAACTCCGGTTCCTCCACGATCATGATGCTGGTAGAGTCCGGCGCAACCATGAACTTCCCATCAAACGTGATTGCCGTATCCGTATTTGAGAGAATACGGAGCCGTTGACCGGCCCCCAGGCCCGCGATGATACGGCCAAACTTCCCGGCCTCTGCATCGACTTCCAAGCCAGTTGGAGCAAAGCTGTTAATCCACGTTGAGTCTGTCCAGACGTGGTTTCCACCTGAAACAGAGATCGTCGGGAGCGAGCGCATGATAACTGCGTCCCCGATCTCTACTCCAAGCGTCAATGGATTCACGGTCTGAAGAGTCAAGGTGTCGCCAGTATTGGCTGTTACTTTGAAGTTCCAGACAGGCACATCGTCTGTGGAATTGAACCGACCGATGACCGTGACGATGCGATTGACATACGCTCCTGGGGTGAACGTTGCCCCGCCGATCTGAATTGTGGTGGATGTGACGTTAATGATCTCGGCTCCCCATATCCCGGAGTGCCGGACTTTCCAGATACGCGCCCGCATCACATCGAGTTCTGAATCGGGCGGGCCTTCGGTCTGCGCATTGAGACTGGTAAGCGTGATCGAAGATGCAGCGGCCCCGGAGTATTGAAGCGAAAGCCGATTCGGGTTGTAGCCCGCGTACACAAGCATCGACGCGGTCCCGGCAGGAAACACGAGATTCGAGACAGTGACCGTTTTCAGACTGCCCGACGTTGTGATATCTACAACAACCGGTGGCGATAAATACGACGGATCACCGTTACTGTCCACTGTTGCGAATGCAACGAAAACTTGGGACGGTCCCGAGATTGAGCCGCCTGAATTAGCAAACGTTCCCTGTAGCGGAACAGCCGGGGGCGGAAGCGTGCCAGGATCATTCACGGGAAGCTTGCCGGTGATCTTGACGTAGGGAAGCTGAGAACCGTCCGGCGAGGCCTCGTAAACCTGAGCAATCCCGAAGCTCCAGTACGTTGTATCCCCGCCGTATATTGGATCAGCCGAGAGAACTTGCACGTGATTGGGAAGCCACGCATACGGAGGCCGCGCCTCGCGATCCCGCTTGGGCTTTGAGTAGGTCGGATCAGCGACTTGGCCGAACGAATCGACATACCACGCGTCAGAATGGAACCGCGCCGTGATCCGGCAAGTTTCCATATTGCGATCTGCCGAGATCCTGATGACGCGGAACAGAGCTTTCGTGAAGCCGAACCGCGTATTGCTGACAGAGACGATGTGGCCGAGCTTCAGATGGACAATGCGGAACGTCGTCTCAATCTCGATGAAGTACGTGCCCTTATTATTCGCTTCCGGGTTACCACGAACCCCCTTATACAGTTCTGTTTTCCCTACCCGCTTTCCTTGGTCATAGGTCGAGATCCCCTCAACGTCAAGCGTCTTATCTGTGCGTGAGCCGGTGAGTGCTACGTCTTGAGAGTCAACCAACGTCAATAGATCCTCACTCCATTGGTTCTCGCTGTCCTGGAACGAGAAAGAGAGAGCGTTCGGCGTGTCGTTGATCGGCTGCTGATAGCAGCGAATCTTGGTGTAGTTGTCTTCGTTGAACCAGTAGGCGACATAGCCGGAAGTGGCCCCACCGGTTGAATTGACCGATGCATATGCTCCGGTATCATTCGATCCAGTGATAGTGCTTGGCTGCTGCGCCCCGAGTGTCTTTTCGATCATCACGGATGGCTTACCGGCGCTGTTCTTCGTGAGCAGGCACCGGCCCGACATTCTCAGCGTGGACAGAATGTCAGAAATCGGCCGTCGCCGTGTGATTGCAAGCGAAGCAATGAACCGGGCACGGCTGACTGTAGAGCCGTACAGATCGGTATGGGAAACCGTCTGATCGGCATAAGCGGCCTCATCAATGAACGATTGAATGTCCAGTTCGCTTTCTGTCCAACCGGCACGGATCAACGCATCCAACATGATCCAGATGAGATTTTCAGACCACGCATACGTGTAGGTCGTGGTGTTTGAGTAGATGCGGACTTGAGCGCCGCGTACCAGGACAAGAGCGGTCGGACTGGAATCAGAAGCCACTAGGGACTTGGGAACCGTCGCGACGATAGCGACCATACCCCCGTAGGGATCGCCTTCCCCGGAGTACGGAGCCTGTTGGTTCGGAGCACCCTTGCGGTTACCGTCGTTGATCCAGTTCCACCAGATTGTGCGAGAGCCATAGGCCGCTTTAGGGATCTCAACCCCGTTCACAACCACGCGGATGATGCCCGGTGACTGCCCGATGTAGCCGGACGTCACAATCAATTCCATGTGGGTGTAGTTGGGATCCCCGCGCGTATTCGAGAGCAGTGCGGGAACCCATTGCGTTCCGTACACCATCGGCACATAGGCTTTGTACTTGGCGAGGTTCTGGTTATTGGCTCCGCTGATATCCTCGCCGCCCTCGACAAAGCCTTTCCCGCGCCAGCTACCGGGAGGATCATACTGAATCCCGGTAAACGTTCCCGTCTGCCGGTTCGAGCCGTCGCGAGAATACATGCCCCTGGCGACACACGCGGCCTTGGTGTAGTCGCAATCAGTGAACCCGGCGTTACCCACACCCCCGGCCTGATCGTGCGAATAGGCGCATTGCCACTTGATTCCGAGCACATCTGCGGCTGCTTCGGCCCGTTGCGCAGCCGTGGACGGGAAAATTGCACTGCACCGTTTCTGGACACGCAGGACCGGCAAATAGATCTTGGTGGTGTTGCGCTTCGATGTGGCGCGAACGGTTAGGCGGTTCTCATCATAGTCCGGCCCGTCACATCGACCCACAAAGACAAGCTGTGAGTCCGATGAAAAGTTAGCCGTTCCCGGTTCCCAAAAGACGAATGTACAGGTGACCGTCGCCCCTCGAAATCCATAGACCCGCTCATAGTTCGTCCAGATCCAGCCGTCCGTGTCGATCATTGAGAACCGGACTTCTGCCATCTGGTCGATACCGGTTTCGCTTTGTGCTTGGAGAGCAGCAAAGCTCTGGCTATCAAGTCGCGCCTTGTAATCGTTGCCGCCGTACTGATAGCCGCCCTCTGCCGTGTTCAGGGGATCAGTGGAGAGCCGAAGCGTGGCCGCGCCCGCAAAGTCGAATACAGCCAACACCAAGGGCTTGTAGGCAATGATCTGTTCTTTGATCGTATTGATGGCAGAGAGCGGCATTAGATGTCTTCCTCAAGATCGACGGATGTACTCACAATGTCCGGCCCGATCCACTTCGCCGTGATCCGGTCCATAGCAAAGCGGACTGTCTTGGTTGTGCCTTCGCGCGGACATGTGAAGTCAAACGTCTCTACACGACCGCCACGCGCCTGGAAGAACGCGGAGAGGGTTTCCCACTCGGTAGCCGTGATAACCGGATACGGAAGCGTCCAGATGCCTTGTCCGTTTGCTCTCCGGTAGTAGGTATAAGCTGGCCCGCTTTCGTTTTGACCAACGTCCACCAGATACCGCTTCCCGGCTTTCAGCGGGAGTTGAGCATACGCACCTGTCGTGAGAGTGGGATAGGTAGGCATTTTGAGAACCTCTTACTTCCACTGCTGGCAGCGGATCTGCGTGGAGAACCGGCCAACCGGCCCTTCTGTCCACTCAATCGAGTCATCAAGCATTCGAAGATTCGAGACAACCAAGTTGCCGCTTGTTTTGGGAATCGTGATATCCCACGTCCCGTCATACGGACCTTTTATCGAATCCACAAACGATTGAATGGTGTCGCTGTCCGCTTTCGTTACTCGCGTGATAACAATGACCAACTCGCGGAAGACGGCGCGCGTTTTCCAGCGCTGCGTCTTCCCCGAGCGGAACTCAACTACTTTGGACGGAGCGGCAACCGTTTCCGTCAACGGGTCATGGATTGCCACTCCGGTTGAAATAGTAGGGAACGAGGCCATACATTACGCTCCCGAGACTGCAGCGACGTTGCGGATCTCTTCTCGCAATCGGCCTCCCTCGACAACACCTTGGGAAACCATATCGAGAATCGGTTCCTTATAGTCGATGAATGACTTGGCATCAACGGCTGAAATCTCAAAGGTCTGATACACGCGGATGTCGCCGCGCATATTGGTATCGAGACTTCCACCGCTGGCTGCGTCAATCTCTTTGTCCAATTGCTCTGGTGCTTTGTACTGCGCCGATTTCAACGTATTGTCGATCTCAGACGCCCTCTTTCGCCGGTCCCCTTCCGAGATACCGAACACACCAGAGAATACTTGTGTGAGTGCTGCCGCTGCCATGAGCACGCCTTTCGAGATTGGTTCAGGATCGAGCGCCGCCGCCGTACCGAGCGCAGCAGATGCCGCATTCATGTAGCCTTGCGTTCCACCTTGCTTGATACCTGAATAGACAGCCATGCCACCGGACGCTACAGTAGCCGCATAACCAACACCTTTTGCAAAGCCTGCCCCACGCGCATTGTCGTTGATGTTGATCGCAGTTCCAGCAGGCATTCCAGCCGCCATCTCACGAGCCACCGCCGCATCCGCTGCCGAGCCGGACCAACCGGGAAGAACTTTGGCACTCTTCGATGAGATGGATTTATCGATCAAAGAGAAGATCGGACTGATAGCTCCCACCGAACCTTGAAGCACGCCAGATGGAATCAACGACCCGACTGTGCTCGCAACTGATCCAATGCCCGCCTCAGCCGGTAAGCCTTGAGCACGGCGCATGAGATCGTTTAAGCGTTGCAACAACTGGTTATTGGTCGCCGTCTCCTTCGTGTTCTGAGAAGTAGCATTCTCCAATTGCTTGGCCGGATCGACACCACCGATTGTGCCTTGAAGGATCTTCCCAAATATGTTGAGCGATCCGTCTTTGTTGGTTTGCCCTGGCAGTTGAAACTTGCCGGACATTCCGCCGAATAACTCTCCCGCTGCGTTCTGGAAGATCTTCCGGGTGTTCAACTTCATCATGCCCGAGAAGTAATCCGTGATCCCGGCTCCCCCGGCTGTCATCGCATCAAAGAACCGGCCCGCCTCTTCCTTCGTTTGCTCTTTCTGTTGTTTGCGGATCTCCAAGACGCGGATCTCCGTCTCTTCCCGGATGCGCAACCGCTCCATGTCAAGATCAAACTGTGTCTTACCAAGCCCGCCTAGTTTCTGCTCGATATCGAGCATTTGATTCTTGATCTGGAGCGACCGGACTAATCCAGCAACTTGATCGCCTGCTAGCTCCGCGCGACGGGCTTCGAGATCGCCCATGCGTTGCAGGATTTCGTAGTCCCGCTCTCGATCACGAGTAAGCTTTGCTTGATCACCGGCTGCGCGTCCCATATACTGCTCAGCCACACCAGCCCCCAATCCAACTGGAGATGCTTGAAATGCCTTCCCGATACCACGTTCAGTGAGGACTAGCCGTTGTGACGGATCAAGATCCATCCCGGACAGACGCATCGCATAGTTTGTTGACTCTCTTGAAAACATCGCGTCCGATGCTTTCTTCTGATAGTCCTTTTCGACTTGCTTATCGACAATCCGAAAGGCGGCATCACCGGCCACTGAACGTAACTTTGATGTTGCTTTCGGCCCCAGGATAGACGCTGCTTTCTCAGCTTCATCCAGATCCATGTACAGGCGTTGTAGTTCGCTGACAGCCACATCTGCAAACTTAGAAAGAGTCTGGTCCAACTTTTCTTGGGCTTTCTTTGCCTTCTCTGCGGCTTGTCGTGCAAGTTCTTCCTGCTGATCCTGAGAGATAGCCGCACGGTTGACCATCGGGCCGGACGTGGACACCGGAGAAAGTCTGTCATAGATGGCCTGACCGATATCGACCGTCCGAACCTTAACGCCCGGTGAAATCTCTATCCCCTCGCCATACTTTTCTTTGGCTATTCCATAGGCCGTACCGATCTGGTTTTTCCCAAGCGGGGTATCTTTTGTGGCCTTAATCAAAACTTGCGCATAAGCATCAGCCACCGCAGCTTTCAATGTGTCCATCGCTTGCGGGATACCTTCGGACAACTGTTTCTGTATGCGCTCTTGTTCCTTAGGATCAGTCGTTCGCCCCATCATGCGCTCTAACTCCGCGCGACGACGGTTTATGGACTGCAATCCGGCCTGGGCGCTCGGGATGATATTGCCCTCTTCAGTGGGCGCGAGATACATACCAGCGGCACCACCTAAAACAGCACCAGCAGCAGTTCCCCACGGTCCGAAGAACGAGCCTACACGCGCACCAATACCGGCAGTGGCCGCTGTCGTTGCGAATGTCGAGACCGCATCTCCATTGCGCTCTAACCATCCGGCCATTGCACTCAGTTCGCGAACGGCCGCCCCGAGAATGGGAACAAACCCGTTGCCGATACTGTTCTTGGCTTCATCAAACTGGCGAGACAGAGAGGTCAACTGCTTACCCGTCGTAAGCATGGATGCCTCATAGGAGCCTTGAATCTGCGTTCCCTTTTCGAGAACAGTATTGAAGGCAACCTGCGTCTTCTCGGTGTTGGTCAGTTCGCGCCCGTATTCCTGCGCGACTTTCTTGTATTCACGCTCAAAGTCAACAACGATTCCATAGGTACGAAGGACGCGGGCATTGCGTGTTGTGATTCCCAGGACTAACCCGTCAAGCGCTTCACTTGAATTCTTGTTCGCGATAACTGCCGCATCCTGGGCAACACGGGCGAGATCAGTTGACCGGCGCAGATCCAAGTTTGCAAAGATCATGCGGTTGATCGTGCTCAAGGATTCCTGCGTTGTGATTCCGAGAGCTTTCACGGCATCAACCTGTTGGCGGGTAGCCTGCACGTTGATGCCGTTGACCTTCGACAATTGGTCGGTTACGACCGCAAGGGTCTCTGTTCTTGCAGCATACCGCGCGAGTTCTTCCGCGCCGGTCGCGATAGCTGTAACTGCAATTCCTTTGAGGACATTGTTGAAACCAGACGCAGCGACCGTGGATCGAGAGAATGATTCCTCGATCTGTGTCAATTGTCTGTCAATGTCCGCAAGCTCCCGATCCATCTGCTTCGAAAAGATCTGGAACGGAGCGGCTTGCGTGCCCTGCTTGTTGGAGAGTAGGCCCTTGAGCTTGACTTCCGCTGCTGCCGCTTCCTTCGTCAAATTCCGAACGTCTTCAACGACAGCCCGCAGGCTTTCCCGGTTGGTGACCTTCGTATCAAAGCCAAGCTCTAAGCGCCGCATATGTTATTTCTCCCGGTAAAGGTCAAGCTCTGTTTGTTGTTGCGCACGGTAGATGAGCACTGCGTCTACCCACCACGAAGGCCACTTGCTTTGGTCTGTTCCGAAGATCACGGATTGTTGTTGCTCCGTGCTCACTGCTTCCGCCCTCCTGATCGTGCTCACAACCCATCGCGAAAACGATGTGATATATGCCACCGGGCATTCACGCAAACGCACAGAGTCAACCGACTTGCGCGTCTTTTTCGCTTCGTCAATGGTGTAGAGAGGAACCCAGGATTCAGGCTTGCATTGCTTGCAGGGTCTGGTATCGAGCGGGAAGTACTTCGGGCAGTTCCGCTTGCGGTAGCGGCCTAAGCGTTTACAGACGGTGCAGTCGTAGAGGTTATCGTCCCATCCTCCGGTGCGCTCGAAGTGATAGGCGATGACGAGTTTTTTACTTCGTCCCCCAACATCTCCAGATCGTTCAGAATGAGAGCAAACAGAATGTCAACGAGAGGAGTAGGGCCATCAGTTATCAACTGATCGACGGTGGTAATCGGAACCGTCTCCCCGGCGTCATTCTCTGTGTCCAAGCCTTCGATCTTGGTGACAAACACCCGCAGGGCTTCCGACTTATACAACTCGTTCTGTGCGCGGGCGATATCCTCGCCTAATTGAATCCTGCGCAAAATGGCCGGCTGCGATTGATCGTCTCCAAGCTCGGCATATTGACGCTGAACCTCTTGACGTTTCTGGTAGTACTTGAGTGTGCGCGATTCGAGATCCACGCGCCGCTGGTGAGAAACCTTTTTGACATGGACGGATACGCCAGGGAAGCGTTCTTCGTCCCGGAATACGAACTTAGTTGTGTGCTTCATGTTTGGGAGTTCCTACAAAAAAGGGGCGAGCCGCTCCGAGTGCCCTGTGTCTCCAAAAGGCTCAAAGCGGCCCGCCCGTTAGTCAGTGAAACAAAGGAGTAACCGAATGAACAGACTGACAGAAAGATCTAAGTGATTGCCAACGCAATTTCATCCAAAGCCGCTGCTGCCGTTGGATATGCACGGAAGTCAAAACCAACTCCCCAACGACGTTGCCCGTCGTCGTACTCAGGAATGGCCGGAAGGATCTTCGGCATAGTGACGGTCCAGATGTTACCGGCCACCTCACCGATACCGATCGTCAAAGCCACCTTTGTTTTCGTGCGAGCCTTCAGCTTCACGGCATTTAGGTTGGCCGAGTCATCGTCATCGAGATTGATGCGCCCGGTGATAACGCGCACGTCCCGCTCTGCCGCAGCAGCATAGCGGCTGTTGTAGTTCCGGCGCGGCAACTCTCGCGAGAAGTCGATATCGATATAGCCGTCACGGAGGGTCGTGTACGAGTTTCCATCGAGACTGACAGAACCCATAAACCCGACCGTCATGACACCGTTGGTTACCGGATTGGCCGGACGCGCCGCCACAGATCCAAGGCCACCTTTACCGGTCGCATCGTGCCCGGAATAGTCAGCCGATGAAACGATATTGAACGCATCACCAGAGAAAGTGAGCGTCGGGACATCCCCGCCAAACTCAATGCGCATCCGTTGCACGATGGCGCTGATTGCAATCTGCTGATCCATTCCAGACGGGTCGCGATAGCTGTACAGCGTGAGAGACGGAGTGCCCGCGTTGAGGTTGTAAGTCACGGATGTGGCCGCAACGACGGTAGCCGCTGTACCAAATGCACATTCGAGGAACGGGTCACAATCCGGCTTTGTTCCCGCGTTTCCGTTCGCCGCAAGTGACATGCGGACAGACCAAGGATTAGGACCGTACCGGCCCTTCACCACCTCAGCCGGGGAAAGATCCGGCTGTTTGTCCGGGCGCTCGATGTCGGGGATGTTCGCCCGCATCTTACAATCGATCACCCGGCAAGCGTTTGCTGCCAGAACAGAAACGGCTGTGCCAAATGTTGTTTCCTTCTTGGCATAGACATAATGCTCTCGACTGTTCGAGTAAGCCATTTACTTCGAATCCTCCGTCTTTTCCGGTCGCGTCTGGTAGGCGATCAGAGCCGCCCGCTTTTTGGCCTTAAATTCAGCCGGCGCATTCCAATCGGAACCGGGTTCCTTGTAGGCGGCGAGTTCTTCGGGCGTGAATCCAAACTCGTCAAAGTGTTCGGCAGTAAGGAGAGCACATCCGCCCTCCATCGCCATGAAAGCCATCTGCTCATCAAGCTCGACAGATTGGCCGTAATGATCCAACTTCGTATCACCGATGTAGCTTGTGGCCCCACCGATGTAGCGATATTGCGGCATTGCTCTCCCTTCCTATGCGTCCACTTGAAACACAAAACTGGCGGCGATCCCCTGCCGCCAATTCTCCGCTCCAGTCGATATGGCGGTACGCTCGATGGCGCTTTCGCCGTTGAATGTAACAGAGTTATTCCACACTGATTGCCGGTGGAAGATATTGATGAGTAAGTGCTCCACCAGATCGCCACGCAATTCTGTGTTGACCGGCTGAGATGCTTCCCAGGAAAGAATCACGTTGACGACTGCTGTAACGACAGCCGTGAAGTGCAGCCCCTTGGAGCGGCCTTGATTCTCGTTTGTGGAGCTTGAACTGTAGACCGTGATGAACGGGAACCGGATCGTTCCCTCTTCCAAGTTCTCCGGTAGGATTGATGTCTCGCGGAATTGACGATTGTCCGAAAAATCGATGGGATACCAGAGTGGATCGTCTGGAGGAATACCTTCCCAATCCGTACTGGACGCGAGCGCTGCAATCTGCGCATTCCATCCGTAGGTGTCATCCGTCAACACCGCGCGGATCTTTTCGCGCACCATGCGCCCGGTGGAATTGTGACTCATAGCCGGTCTACCCTTTCCAATGCCCGCTGCAACAAAAGCTCGCTCATAAACTGGATGTCGTCTTCGGACGCATCAAAGAACCGGCGCTTTGGTAAGCCGCGCCGGGTTCCCTCGTTGTGTCCTTCGGCCCGGTCTGCGGCATCACCGTAGATACCCAACGTCAACATGCCGCCTATGCTTGCGCTCACAGTGATTGCCTGAAGCATGTGCGGAGCACGCGGGCCTCGAAGGTCGACGGTCGACCGCCCCAGGTGAGCTTTGAACGCTCCATAGTTGGGAAACTTGATCCCGATGCCGGTTCGCTTCGTTCCGTCTGTGACGCTCTTGAGCCGCAGATTGCGGAACATTCTTGCCGCCGCGTCTCGCGCGGTCTTTTCAAGGGCCTGGAACTTGGCGATGCGCTCATTGCGTCCACGCAACCCAGGATTTAATGCACCCAACCGAGCCGATGCCCGTTGTTTCGCTCCATCGGGATACCAATAGTAGGGGCGTTTGGTCGAGTACGGCGCGAAGGGGATTCCCCGGTAATCAACTCCCGCCTCGGTACGCCTCAGGATTCGATTCTTGAGTGCGTTCCCGGCATACAGAAGATCCTCTTTCGTAGGCTCCAAGCCCTCGGCGACTGACAACAGATACCGCTCAGGGCTTAGGGAGCTTCCGGCGACCTTTAACGGCATTGCGATCCTCCGGGATGAACAGAATCCATTGGTGGCGGCAGTTGTACCCACCGCCTGTATAGAACGGTTGCGGAGGTTGCGATTTCCCGCGCTCAGGATCGTCGGCAAAGGCGTCGATCTCACTCCGGGTATATGTCCGGCCCGACCGCGACTTGCGAGCGATCTTTGCGCACCAGGGCCGCGTTAGCTTATCAATGGGGCCTTCGTAGGAGTACCGCAATTGAAGCTCGGGGTTCTCTTGTTGGATTCGTTCAAAGCCCCTGGCATGAATCGTCCGGTAATAAGTCGAAACCGCCGTAGACGCCAACGTGCGTGTTTCTGCGACCGTTTTATCGAGCGACCGGCCCATTAGGTCTGTCAGATCCTCGAACCGCAAGCCACCAACCGCAAACAGTGCTTGCCGCATTGCATTCTCGGCCGCAATTGATACCGCGCCTTCGAGAACGTCAACCGTTGCAATCTTGATCCCCTGGAATGCCTGGATATCAGCTTTCATCCACTTGGGGAATGTGAGCTTATTCTTGATGTTCTCGTTGATGAGATCGAGTACTTGGACGAATGACGGCGGCTCATACCCGCCGAACTGTGCAATCAACCGCGCGTTGGCTATCTCGAATCCGCTCTCATTCATCCAATCGAGAAACAGCCTATTCAACTTCCGCAGGACTGTCCGGTTTGCGGCTGTGGATAGAACCTTTCCGTCCCGGTCTGTCTGTAGCTGGTTCGATAGATAGTAGATGGCTCTCGCGTTGGCGTTGGATACGACGCGTAGCATGTCGCGTTCGTAGGTGTCCGTTAGGGACAGGATGTTTCGATCCTGCGCCGCCATGATGCGGTCCAAGCGTTGACGGAAAGTCATTGTGGCTCATTAGGCTCGATTGAGAAATTCCATCGGGAGTACGTTGCGGTCCGGCTTCTGTCCGAGTGCGGCTTGAACACCGGAGAACACCGGATCGGCGGTGAATGTGTAACTGGCAGTTCCGATCGCAACGGGTGACGACGTTTGGCGGTAGTACGTGCGGCTTGTGAACGATGCACAGTAGATGTGCCAGCCGGTCGGAACCAGCCGCGGATACCACACGCCATCCACCTTTACTTGACCAGTCGGGTGAATCAGACTGGCGATAGAAACTGAGATAGCCTTGCCCGCTGCCACATCGATCAGAACCGGCTCAGACAGAGCGCTCTCCACAGTGCCAACCACGTAGGAGACCTTCACGTAGAACTGCCCGCCCGTTGTGGCCGGAACCGTCGAGGTGGAAACGTTCGAGTTATCCCACGTACCAGACTCTTCGTACTTTGCAGCCGGTCGCGTCAACGGTAGATCGGCCACCGGTACGCCATTCTGTTGAATCCACCGCAAGCAGCGCTTTAACTCTTGCTCTGCCATGTTCATGCGGTTCTGATACGTGTCGTTGATCTTGCGCGAGTGTGCGGAGCGATATAGCTCGAATAGCGTCTGATAGGCGAGGATCTGTTCAAGCGTGCGCCATCCCTTTTCGTTCCCGTAGTTCACGACGACTTGCGCCATGTCGATGCGCGGAGCGGCCACATCTCGCCCTCCGCTCACGTTCATTACGGCAGCAATATGGTTGGCTGAGAGTCCAGGCCCTCCACCCAACGACGCATTGACGAATCCTTGAAACTTGGATTGCAACATCGAAACCACTCGTGAACGGGCAAGCGGAATGATGTGGTCGAAGAGGTTGATTCCCTCCGAAGCTGCCACACTCGCAGCATCCGAGTCCACGCGGTCGATATCGAGACCATCAATGCAATCTCCATCAGTGAGTAACATCGGGGGAACCTCCTATTCGAATACGAAAGAACGGGGGCCGGTCCCCCTCCCAAGTTGAGAACCGGCCTACCCAAGCCAGTCTTTTTACGGCGTTTCAAGCCAAGACTGGAACTTGATCGAGCCGCTGGTGTCGAGGCTGATAAGTTCCCACCGGACAACAGCACTGGCTGTGCCGATGCGCAACTCGGGGAAATCCGCCTTCTTGAACGTGAAGCGCTGCGGAGCAGCCGTTTTGATTTCGCCCTGAAGGTGAACGACGATGCCGGCCTTTTCCCCGGTGAACGCATCCACCGAGTCAGCAAGAACCAGACGCGCCTTCTTGCCAGCGGTCAGAGAGTGAACAAGCAGGACGATCTGCCAATCGCCCGTAAAGCTGCTGACATCCGTAGACGTGCCGTTGAACGCGACATCGGTTGCGGCTTTGGTCACAGCAGCCTGCAAAGCAGTGATAGTCATTGAAGCTCCTGAAAGTGTTGAGTCCGCGCTACTGAGCTTTACTCAGTAGCGGCCTTACTCTTTCGCCCGGACTGAGCCTGGAGTAACAGGGTTGTGATCTCGGGCGGCAGAGACAGTTGCGGGTTAGAGCGACGAAGCTGCTCGGCTTGGAGCCGAAGCGATTCCGCTTCCTGATCGCTCTGATACTTTTTGATTTCCTCTGGAGTGGCTTCCCGATGCGTGTTCTCAACGAGAGCTTTCGCCGCAACGGGAATGGATGCCTCAACGACACGCGCTCCCGAGTGCTGGTACAGGAAAACAGCGCCCTTGCTGTATTTCGTTTCCAGTTCCCTTTGGCGGCGGCGAACGTTGGACCAATAATCTTGAATAGGTGTCACTGGTGACATCGGGGAGTTGTCCTTTCGGTTTATTGCTTGTTGGGGGCTGACTTACAGCCCCCAGAGAGTGTGGGTGGGTGGGTGCGGTTATCCGTTCGACTGAACGTCGACGCCCCATTCCTTGCGCACCACGGACGCGCCGTAGAGCACATCGGCGGTGAACTGCTGAGACAACGTGGAGGGGTTGTAGCTCAGGATCAACCGCATACCGAAGTTGCCCATCTCGGCATAGGTGGCGATTGCACCAGTGCCGGGAAGCGGAGCGGGCAGGCGCCGGATTGCCATGGCGATTGTATCCCGGCAGATTGCAACGCCGTGGTAGACGCTGGACACATAGGGAGCCAACTGCGAACGAGCCACCGAGAAACCCTTGACCTTGGGCAAGGTGCCTTCCATGATTGCCTGGGCCGTGCCGATGGTCTGGTTCTCGCTGAACCGGGCAATAGTGCGAGCCGTCGAATACGGCGTGGGATGCAGAATCAGATACTTCGGCATCGTGGCCGGACACTTGTTGGTGAACAGCTTCGTTTCTGCCGTGTCGATGGCCGATTCCGAGATAGCCGCGTTCGTCGCGCCCGCCGTTTCCTGGAAGTTGACGTACAGGCTAAACAGGTCGCTTTCGATCTTCTCAGCGAGAGCGATCATGGCGCTGTTCGCATAGAGATCGATCAGATTGACGTTGGTCAGAACTCGCGTCACATCAGGAATGATGAACGAGGATTCGACGTGACTGTTCAGGGTGACTTGCGCATTACCGAGAGACACGGCCTGTCCGGTGACGGTGCCGGTTTCCGCGATGTTGTTTGCAGCCAGCGGGGGAGCAATCGGGATGTTAACAACATTCCCGACCGAGAACTCCGTGCCTTCATAATCGCGGTTGACAATGTTGCCCATGACGAGGTTCGAAACCAACGCCGGGAGCACACGAGACGACACCAGCTTAGTGATAGCCAGTGCCACATTTTCCGAAACGATAGTAGCCACTCATGGCCTCCTGTAGAACAAATGAAATGAGAACCGGCGAGCTATCCGTTGTGCGCCTTCAACGCGGCAAGAATTTCATTCGCTGCCTGTTGCTGTGCATCGACGGACATGCCGGGTTTGATGTCTTCTATCTGGACTCGGCCCTTTCCTGACGGCGGTTGCCCGCCGCGTGCTCCGCTTCCGCCCTTGTCTGACGCCGCGAAGTAATTCGGCTTTGTGTCGGCAATAGCTTTCAACGCCTTATCGAGCGGGAGATCGTTCATCACAATCGCCCCGTCATCCGTGCGCTGAATCTGAGGGAAGTACTTAGCGGCGAACGCATCGCGCAACTCGTCGTCGCGGAATGCAGGAAGTGATTGCAAAGCCGCGGAGAAAGCCGCCTTGCGTTCGGCCATATCAGCCTTGGCATCCGCATCTTTCTTTTCTGCCGCCATGCGATCAACCGTCTTCATTGCTGTTTCGAGCTTCTTCGTGATCTCCAACAGCTTCGCGTTGGTTTCAGGATCGACTTTCGGTTTCCCGTTGTCGTCATTGTTCCCGCCGCCGTTGTTGCTGCCGTCACCACCGCCAGCCAGTTTCGACAGAGCTTCTTCGATAGTCGTCAGCTTCGAGCCGAACGTTTTTTCGAAGTCCTTTCGAGTACCGGCAATCGCTCCGTTGACGATCCGATTGACCATTGCTTCAATGGCCTTGGCGTCTAACGTTTCAGCGCCTCCACCATTGCCATTACCACCACCTGAACCGCCCTCATCAGCCGGTTCAAACAACCGACCGTTCCGAAATAGAAAAAACATCAGTAATCCTCTCGCTGTGAGACTCCCGCGATTGACCGGCGCGGCCCGATCCCCTATCCCGCGTTACATCCCGGCGCGGCTCCGGTGTCCTTGGCGACACAACCCAACCCGGAAACGCACCACCGCATCATGCGGAGGGGGATATTCCGCTCGTGAGTTAGCAGTGCGTTCTTATTCCGGCTTGGTGAATAGAATCCCGGTCAATGCGAACAGTCCTGCCTGTCCTGACCCCCGAGGAAGTGAGGGAAAGGACAAACTGTTCGCACTGTTCTCCGGTGATTCTGCAACGATTGGACCCGCCGCCAAGCGTAACGCCCAACCGTCGCAAACTTGTGACTACTGCTGCATCGGCACGCCCGCTTGAACAACGCGTTGCAACATCTCTTGTCGCCGCTGTTGCTCAAGCTCTTGCCGTGTCGGAGCCGAGTCGATCTCTGCCTCAATCATCTCCAGGAGCTTCTTATCGAGATCGGGAAGTCCTTTGCGAACCGCCCTCTTGGAAAGCTCCTTGTCGAGAGTCGGCGATGGGATCTGCATTCCGGTCATTTCATTAACCGTGCTTAGATCAGCCATTACATCGGAGTCGTCAAACTCAAATCCGGCAATCTCTACTTCGGCTTGATCCTCCGAGAGTACGAGTACCCATTCGAGAATGGTTTTCATTCCGGCAATCAACATTTGACCGATCGCCTGCGCTACCTCATAGCTCGGCGTCATGTCAGCTTCTTTGCTGACGCCGCTCTGTGCGGCAGGAGTGGCATTTGTCGAACGCGCCTGGGCAAGTAGATACGCTTGCCGGAACACATCGCTCTTGAGTTCTTCGATGCGGCCTTGTAGTGCCGCAAAGGATGAACCTGATTGTTCGAGATAACTGACACTCGAATCCTTGTTGACCTGGAGGAAAGCAAGCTCGGAGACGTTCTGTGTCTCCAACTCTCCGGTGACAACCAAGATCGCGATGGCCGTGTTGAACAAGCCCCAATCGAGAGCATTCGACAGATTCAGGTGTTTCTTCGCGGTGAGATAGCACCGATGTCCAAGCCAGTGGCCCTTACTGAGTTTGAGCCGGTATACCGGCACTACGTTCTCAGACGCTAAGGCGTGCTCTCCAGCATCAACCAAGCGAGCCTCCGGTTCCTGTTCATTCTCTGACCCTTCTTTGCGGACACGTTCATACCGCGCCCAATTGCGCCGGTCGTAGTAAAGCCACGTATCAACCTGTTGTCGTTTCGGCGGGAACGATTCTGGAATCTCTTCTTCAGATCGGAAGTAGAGCCAAATCCATTGCAGATTTCCGTTATCGTCCTCGCTCCAGTTGATTACGGAACGTGGATCATAGCGAACCAAAAACGGTCGCATTCTTTCCAGTTCGTCGGCCTTAGTGACGATACTTGGATCACGTTTTGGCAGATCCACGAGCACATAGCCCTGCCTGAACAACAGAGCATCGACAAGCAGCTTTCGCCACATCTGTTCGTAACTGCTTCCGCCCCGGTCGCAGTTGTTCAGAAACTCAGTGAACCGTTCTTGCGCCGGTCCCTCCGTCACTTCATTCTGAACCAGCCGGCGAATTTTTGGAGCCTCACCGAACATCGCGGCTTCATACCAACCGATCACCTGCCCGATGATCGACGTATACGAGATTGCTTCAATGCGGGCGCGGAACATCGCCTCAGGCTCGCGAACACGTTGCAACAGAAGTTCACGTGCATGACAGATGATTGCTTCCCCGGCTTCGTACAACCACGAAAGCTCATCCCATATCCGCGCGTACTTCGCGTAGACAGGATGCCGTTGATCGAGATCCGCAACTTTGACTGTGCCGGGGAAAATCATTAGTCTGTTCCTCTCGACTTACGATGAGACTGTGCCGCAGTTATTTCGGGCACGATACACGGCCTTTGCGCAAGCTGTGTTCTAAGCTCCGAAATCTCGTCGTGAACACCTTGGATTGCGACGACGACACGATTGTTCGACTCATTCATCTGTTGGATGGAAATGGTCGACTCGCGGGCTATCTGCTGTATCGCCGTGGTTTGCTCCTTACTGCTTTGCTGTTGTGCAGTCAACATTTCAGACAGAAAGCTACCTTGCTTCTGAACGCTTTTCCAGAGAGCCACACACCCGGCTATCAGCACGGCCGTGATGGGAATCTGCGAGTAGCCTTGAATTGTATTCGGCAAAGAGTCTTGCAAGCTCGGATACCTCTTTCTGGATACCTATCAATTGGGGATGAAGGTCTTCGTAACCGTAGCGTTTCGCTTGCTCGGTCATGACCCGAATCAATTCCTGTAGTATTTTCCGTTGCTCCAGGTCCTCATTTCGCAGGAACTCGCTAAGTCTGCGAGCCATGAGGATCTGCTCGTAAACCACCCAACACAACACTCCAACGACCGCGATCAGTACGGCCAAAATAGTTGGAATCAACCAAGTCAAAGTTAGTTTCCCGCTTTCGAAATGAAGTGAGATCCGATCCCCTACCTTCTCAACTGAAGTGAACGCTTGTTCGATCCGATCTTAGGCCGGAAGTAACACGTTGCTTTGTGCTCCTGAAATTCAGACTTCAGAATCAGCGTAAGGCAATATGTACACGGAACCCGCCCCATGAGAGGCCCGAACGTTTTCAAGCATGTCTTGCAACGCCAACGCATGCTGCCACAAATCTTGACGGTTACCGTTTTTTCAATACAGAACGGACACGCAGGATTGCGCGACGGATCTTTCGGACGGGCGACACCACCCTCTGTTCTTCGCGATCCGCAGTTCTTGCACATCCATATGGGCTTTCGTTTATGGTCGAATCCACACTTGCGCCAAGCGCTGAACGTACACTTGCAACACTCGATCCTACCGCTCTGGAAGTCCTCAGCCGTCGTCATTTCAACTCCGTGGAGATCGGAGCCGCCTTCCCGTCCCACTTCGCCATGAGCAACCGGGAAGCGCACGCGCCGGGAGTGAGCGAGATCAACCCATCAGTCGCAATCCACACGCCGGGTAGCACTGACTCAGCCTGTTGAACCCGACCGTGGGCTAATTGCGTCACGATCATGACAACCGGCCCGATCAGCTTCCCCCATTGAGGCACATCGTTGATTGCTGCCGTAGCCGCAGAAGCCAACGGAGCCGTCGCCCCGACAATCTGCGAGAGCTTTACCGGCCACGTAGCCCGCTGGCGTAGCGCCGTCACGCGAACGAGATCGGGATCGATGATGGAAAGCCCGGAGGTTTCAGCCGATTGAATGATGCGGCCCCCAGGCACATTTACCGAGGCGTTTCCGTAGTTGCAGGCTGTCGCCTTGTAGATCGCGACATGGCCGCGCCGGTCGATTACAGCTTGGAGCGCATCGACCGGCTGATGAGAGAACGTCAACAGGACTTGGGCAATCAGAAGGAGGCCCATCGGCCACCTCGCTTTCTACTGTTGGACCCAGGCAAGATACTGGAAGATCCCGCCGATGTTCATGAGCTTGTATGATGTGCCGCTAGGCCCTTTCCAGACATAGCCAAGCGGCTTCCCGGTTGAACGGCTCTTAAATCTACCGGGTTGGGCCGGTAACGGCTCAGACATCGGGGAGTCCGGCGCTTGCCAGTCCTGCTGAGGTTCAGGCGGCGCAGGCGGGCGATAGCGCATCCCGCGAATAGCGTCGATGTCCAAACCTAAGCCAAGTTCGATGTTGAGATACGACAATACCCCAGGCATCTCGGTCGCGGGCAAGCCGGTGTCGTCGAACGCGAACACGCTGACTGGAGCAACGCGATCATCTTTTACAAACTCATACTGCGCAAACATGACCAAAGATGCCGTGGGAGAGATCTGCCCGTCCGGTGTTGCGCCGGGTGAGACATTCAGGGACTCCCTAAGTGTTGGCAACGGCAATCCGGCCATGTCCGCTACCCACGCCACGCGCCGCTTCGTTTCTTCCGATTCGGTATCGACCATAATGGGCCGTCCGTCTTGATCTTTCATGGGAAACGTATAAACCATGACCTACTACCTTTCTTTGCAATCTGAACTTGCTGGACATTGGCAGACAATGTCCGGGCTTGATCTTTACTTGCCTTCGGTGGGAACCAACGCGGTCGCGAGTACGGCAAGCTCAGCGGCCTTAGCTTCCGTGGCAGCGGCTTTCGCTTTCGCCGCAACCGCCTCGAACTCCGGTGTAGCAATACCGTCGTACTCGTTCTTCATGTACTCGTAGATGCGCAGCAGGAGCCCCGCCCGCTCGATCTCAGGCTCGCCATCCGCATTGATTCGGATCTTGCCGAAGTTCTCTTCCTGAAACAACGGAAGCGAGTCCGGCCTTCCTTGCTCATCAACGCGCTTCTGATCCACACAGAATTGGTTGAGCATCCGTGTCCACATCGGTGGAATCGAGAAGCCCTTGACAATGCGTTGAGGGTTATCCGGGTCAGTCCGATCCGTCCACGCGAACGTGACATCAATCGAACCGGCCTCGGGAACTGTGAACTGTTTCTTTGCCATCGCTACCTCCCTACCGAATTTGAGTTGTGTTCCAGATCGCCGCCGACAACCGGAACACGGTCCAAGCCTTTTTGGACAACGCCACGAATTCGTGCGTCCGGCGATCACGCGAGCGATCCAGGTCGACCTTCCGGCTGTACCTGAGGTCGTAAGCCAACCATGAGATCGGTGGACCGAACGCGAACGCTGAGAACCCGATCATGTTGAGACATCCGGGCCGATGGGGAGAGCACTGATAGAGGAAGAACTTTTCCTCACCGTTTGTCTTCAGCGCCCAGCGAGTCGATAGCCAATCAGCGAACGTTGCACTGCCATAGGCCGTATACTCGCGCCAATCGACTTTGGGACGCGGCAGAGAGATCCGCTTAGGCTCTCCCTTCACGAACACCCACAACGAGCCGTCCGTTGCCTTCCAGACGCGCAAGAGATCCGGTGGAGCCTTGACCTCGGACTGAATCACCGGATCGTCGGCAGCAAAAACCGGCCGCATTCCACACCGGGTCAGAAACAAGAATGCGATCAATAGAATTACTCGCGTCATTTCAACCCCGCGTCTTCCAACACCTTTCTGATCTGCTGAACGTACCGCTCACCGGCGCTTGTCACGTCGTATTCGGCTCTCGCAGCCGCGGCCTTCGCCTCAGTGATGGCCGCAGCGGCTGCAGCAGCCGCATCGCTCGCGACCTTCTTCGCGGTAGCTGCTTTGTCCACCAGTCCTTTCAGCGCGGCGATAGATTGCTCGAAGCTGACCGGAGGCGTGCTCTGTGGCGTTGTGGTCGTCGGTACGGGGTCGGGAGTCGGAGGGTCTGGTTGCGGAGTTGGTGCCGGGGGCTGGACGACGGGGACATCGCTTGCGGAAGCAGACTCTCCCACCTCAACAGCGCCGATGAAAGCGAAGGTCTTGCGCGTAGTCGTGGGCTTGAGGCGGAAGCTCGGATTCATCGTCTGCCGAGGCAAGAAATCAGGCAGCGCTATGGAGCACTTCAACGCGGGATCAATCGGAGCGCAGTCGGCAAGCGAATCCACGTACTTATAGTTGGAGCCGTCCACGTGCTTCAGCATGTCGTTCACAGGGCGATTCGGTATGATCCAGTCCGTGTGAATGCCAAAGCGCTCCAAGACCGCCATCTTGGTCTTATCGCCACCAATAGGGCCAAGAACTTCGGGTCCTTTGTCAGGTAACCCAACCAAAACATTCGGCCCTTTGTCGTCGAAATGATTCTTCCAGGGGGCAACGAGACCCGGATTGTAAGACCAGGGCATCGATTTTCCGAGGGGGAAGATGTTACCACCGTGGTTGATGATCTTCGCCGGTCCCTTCTTGTCGCCGTATGGATTTCGCGTCAGGCTCACCCCGTAATACGGATACTGCGGGTATTTGTTGGTGTCTTGGGATACCCACTCGCCTTTCGCATTGGGCTGAAAGTTCGGCACGTAGAACAGGTTGTTGGCGAGGTTAATGACGGTTTCTGCGCCCTCAGCGTCGAAGAGAATAACTTCGGTTCCGCGGGAGTCGACCAAGACGGTGTTGTTATAGAACCAGAAGTTCTTAGTCGCCAGGTCAGGCGTGTGATCGGCGTCGTATCCGACATGCCCGACGCAGTTTTGCTCGTGCTGCAGCTTGATGATGATATTGCCATGCATATACACATACGGCTCATATCCAAGCTCCTGCTTGTCATAAGGATGATTCTTACTGGAAACCACGTCGAAATCGCGGTTGCCGCCGATGAGAACGTTCCCTTCGACTTCCAGGTTTCTGTCACGTAGCTTGAGGAGGTTGCCGCCATCGGCCAAGCACTCGATGTGGTTCCACCGGTAGATGGTGCCGAGGCCCTCTGTGTAGAAGGGGTGCTCTTGCCCTGAGCCGGGGTTGCTACATTTGGTGACTTTGTTGCGCTGGATCAGCAGGTCCTTCGAGCGCCACTTACGGATCGAAGGGTCCGGTTCAGTGCCGACGAAGATCGCGCAACTGCAATCGTGGATTTCATTGTCCTCGATTACGATATGGTTGCCGCGGCGGACCCGGATAGCGGCCACGTTCGGCGCCCAACCGTCCGACTTCCACTTCTGGTCATAGTCGGTGAAGTAATAGCCGCCCTTGAAGCGGTAATTCTGGAATCGCAACCCGCGAATCTCCAGATACTCCTGGTGCTCATTTGCACGGTCACCGGCATCGAACGTAAGTCCGCCGCGCTCCTGGTTCCACCACGTGGCTTGGGCGTTCGGAGGCTTGCGGGCGCGCATGCCGTCGAGGACCGGCTTCTGCCCGTACTGGTTGGCCACGCCGCGAACGACAATGGGCTGTCCGGGCTTGCCGGAGCGCTGGACGCCGATGATGGCGTCGTATGGCTCCGGCCTCCACTCGAACTCAACGATGTCGCCGGGTCCGATATTATCCCAGTTGAGCAGTTGCGGAATCTTTAAATCCGAAGACGGTCCAATTTTGTAAAGCATATCTATTTCTCCAATCGACTTAGTTGAGCAGACCATATGCCTGGAGCTTGCTTTCAAGCTCAGCGATCCGGGTCCGCATGTTGCCGATGATGGTGTCGCTGGTCGCATCCCCGGTATTCAGCGTGCCGTTGTTGGCTGCGGTGAGAGCGGCTTGCTTTGCGACCGGAGTGGCCCCGAAGAAGCCTATACGCGCTCCAGATTCAGCAATGTATACGTAACCGTCCGCACGTGTAATTTGAATTGGGCTACCCTGCCACACGCCAGCGTCGTTATACCGACTGATCGTGAAATTTCCGGCAGCGTCATTTGACTTGTAGATCTGCCAGCGATTGACCGAACCATGCTGCAGCAGGAGGCCAGAAAGATAGTAGTTAGTTCCCGTTCCAGAATCAGAATAGATAGTTGCGTGCTGCGTAGTTGTCTTGGCTAGCAAATTAACAGCTGTAAGTGATCCTGCACCGTCAAATGTGCCAAGCGTCGATCCCGCGTTATTCTGCCACGTCTGCAACGCCCCGCTCTGCGCCGCGCCCGCCCGAACGACGAGGGAGGTGGAGCCGGTCGTGGCGGTAGTGTTATAAACGGTGAAAGTACCGGCGCTCGACAACGACGCCATGTTATAGTCACCGCCCGCGCGGAAGTAGATCGCTTTGTTGGAGGTGGCGTT